GGAAATAATGACTTCGGAAGGATATGAGCCAAATCATTAGCCGGTTTGCCACATAAAAAACATTTCTTTTCAAGATTGCTTTTAATCTTTGCCAGGATATTATTCTTTTGTTGCTGCTTCTTTGATATTATTTTCATATCGTCTTGTAAATAGCATTATCTTGTTCTTGAGTGAATATTCTTGAATCCATCCAAACGTTATTTTTGCTTTTCATTTTCATTAAATAGTAGTTAGAGCGTAAAAGCATTTTCATTTGAGCATGTCTCTCGGTAGTAAGGTTGCTTTCTATGATAATGAATTGCGGTCTTATATGTGATTTTAACACATCCTTAAGAATAGGGGTTTCATAGCCTTCAATATCGATTGAAAGCACTCCTACGCCTGTAATATCCTTTATGATTTCACTCCAATAGATACCTTGTACAATTAGATTATAATTATCTTCTGAAATATGGCTAAAATCAAAACTTGGTTCTATCTTGAATTTAACCTCTTTATTAGTTCCTTCCGGTATACATGCACTATTATACAGTATAACATCTTGACCGGCAGTGTTTTTTTTTAATTGCTCAAACCTCATCGGAATAGGCTCTACGTAAATACCTTTAAATCCATTCAAGCAAAAATGCCTGATATTTGAAATATCTTTCCCATCACTTGCCCCGATTTCGACACACACAGGGATAAGGTTAATGTTGTATCTTTGACAGTATTCTACAATAAATTCGTCCTCTTGAAATTGTGAATAATACATAGTTTTTATAGTTTTTTATTGAAGTGAAAATTCTTTTATTGGAGCGCCTTCACTATCTATCTTCCATTCTGCGCCCCTTATCCAGTATTTGTTTTTATGATTGGTTATTTTTTTATTTAATATTATTGATTTTAATTCTATTGCGCTATAAACCTCAACCTTCGCCATTACAATACCTTCATTCTTGTATTCTATGATACTTTTATCTTGCAATCCAATTAAATAAGTCCCTTCGAGATTTATTTTTTGAATATCTGCAAATTTTAAAAACGTCTCAATATCTACACAATACATTATTTTTCCATTTTAAATACATAATTTCCTTCTTGCCCTTCAATAACCGTATCATGTTTGTTTGTGTCAAAAATAATATCCGGTATCCTTTCAGGAAATGCTTTGCATGCCATTCCCTTTTTTCTATTATAATATACACAATTATTGCAAATTATAACATATAAATTCCCTTCCATTTTTTCCACAATAGCACTCATAACTTTTTTTTATTTACAAATATACTAAAAATATCAATACATTACGGCTCTAAAAGCTCAATAATTATACTTTTTGCATAACCTTTTTTGTTTACTTTTATCTTATTAACAATAAATTTTGTTTCTTTATTAAATAAAATTTCTTGTTCTGTTTTATTGTCGGAAATGGGTGCAATATCTACACCATTTTTGCTATGAATAATGAACTTAGCTTGATATTGTGAACTCCCAAGAAATCTATTTATAATCCCTTCTGATTTTGTCGTTGAAACAAACCCTTTATCAATATACATATTACCTTTTTTAAGTGATAAATATTCTTGAAATTGGGCTTCTGTTAATGTTATTCCCCTATATGTAGTACCTTTATATTTTTCTGCATTGTTTAGATAATTGCTAATATTACTTATTTTTGTTTTTGTTTCGTCATCTATTGTGCTCCTTATTCCTCGTAAATAAGAATTCATTTTACCGGAACCTTCTTTTGTGTAGAAATTAACATCTTTTTGTCCTTGTTTATCATCTAATAGCCAACTCGGTTTGTTTTTGAGTTTACCAAAACGAGCTTTATTTTCATCTACATATTTTTTGTAATTATCAGGCATATCCTTGATTTCATCTGCTTTCCATTCGTCGAGCGTTCCCTCTTTACGTGCTTTTACTCTTGATGCAAATTCTTCTTCTGTGAGTAGGATAGGAATCATAATGCACCGGCAATTAGAACCCCAAACACATTTTCCATTTCTTCTCACATATAAAATATGATTTTTTTCGAGTTCTAAATCATAAACAAAATCACTATAATCAATAAACATTTTATTGAATACCGAAGCAGTTTTACCGTTACATTCTGATATTCTGTAACAGTCTGCATTTGTTTTATAGGTTCCATTTTTGAATACGCTTTCAGTTCCTTTTTTGCTTACAATCAGATAACTCGGTCTTTTGCCTATTTTAACCAATAATTCGCCTAAATCTGATGCTAAACGTTGCGAAGAGGTAAAATATACACGCTCATCTTTTTCTGATATGAATCTATGTCCGTGATTGCCGATAAATTCTCTTGGTTTTCGTACCATTCCATCGCAACAAATAAAAGCATCTAAAAATATTTTTATTTGTCGTTGAGAAGCATTTTTAATTGATTCAGGAATGTATTTATCAAATGTTTTCCCAAATTCTGAAAGATAATTATACATATCTTTATCTCTATAAGATATTCTTTCTTTTTCACAGTTAAATTTAAATGGAAGTTTTTTACTTAATTCAACAATTTTGGCATATGTTTTTAAATCATAAGATTTTGTTTGAGTAATTCCGAAAACGTTTTCTCTTGTGCTTACAGTATATCCATCAGCAAGCCAATATCCCATAAATTCGCAAAACAAATCAAATTTTATAATATGTTCACCTATGACAATAGAATAAATATCTTTTTTATTATATTCACTACTCCGATATAATGCTCCGTTAGTGCTTTTGTAATCAAACGCAAGTTTATTGTCCATAATCATTCCATTTGATTTATTTAAATAAATCATTGAATGGTCTGGAGTTACTAATAAATCAAGGGATTTATTTTTAAATTGAATCATCTTGCCGTTATAGTAATATTCAATAAAATTTACCCATTTAACGAATTCAGGATATTTTGTATCAGGATTTAAACTAAATATTAAATCTTTTTTTTCAACATCTTTGAATAACTTCCAACCATTATCTGTCATCACTTCCGTATCGCTTGAATAACAATGAGGATGCCAACCAGTCCATCTAAACTTCTTAGGATAAATACCTTGCAACTCGTCGCAAATGTCATAAAACGGCACTCTCTTGCCGTTCCTTAATATTGTATGATTATTTGAAAGCCTTATTTCATATCCTTTGATAAGTGGATTGTTTTGGTAACTTGCCCATTCTGCTTCCCGATATGCAGCATTTACTTCCGTTGTGATTAGTCGCATGGCGTTTTTGTAGGCACTTCGATATACTCCTTGTCCCGGATGATATTCTTTTGCTGCCTTACTCAATTTAAGTTCTCCAGTTTCCTTGTTTCGTACTCTTCTAAATAAAGCGTTTGGATTGTTTAGATATTTTTGCATATTCCTTGCAATATCATCGGCTGATTTGCCTTGTTTTATGCCGTTTTGAATGGCAATCTCCATTTCCTTTTTAATTTGATCGTTGTAATTCCAAACCCTTTCCGATATATTCAAACCGCCTTTTTTCTCAGTAGCTATTCTATACGATTCTTTTGTTTTATTTCTTATATCCTTTGTAGCTTGTAGAACCGTCTTATCAATCTCTGTTTTATAATCTTCATTCAATCTACCGAAAGCATTACTTAAATGATTTGTTGTATTATCAATTCCATAACTCCATGCATTAGCAATTCCTTTTTGAAGATTAGTATTGATAATTTGTGTTAATTCTGCAACTATCTTATCAACCTTATGAGTTGTATAATTAGAAAACTTAAAATCTTCAGCTCCTTTTTTTATTGCTTTTTGTACTTCCGGAAGGTTAAGCATACGTTTATAAGTATCACCGTAATAATACTTCAATTTCTTGTTAATCCGTTCAATATATGCTTGCAGTTCCTTCTCGTTCATTATAATGCTTTTATATATTTTTCAAGTACGGTTTGAGCCTGTAAACAGGAACCTGTCAGCACATCATAGCCTTTTGCTTCAACGTATAAAGCATATTCCATTCCGGCAACGATAACACCTATTAAAGATTCAGGATGAGTTTTTGCTGCTTCTTCTGCAATCCTTTTACCTTCAACAATGCCTTTTGAACCATCACCCTCAGTCCCTATACCTGCAATGCTGAAATTTTCTGTAACAAGTTCACCTCTATCGTATAAAATGAAACCAATAGATGAGCGAAGGTTGTTTGTTCGGTCTTTGTAGGTATTTGTTTTCTTTGCAAGGTTGACAATATCACGACAAGCCATCTCAAAAGCTTCCGTATATGATGCTTTTGCTTCTTCTGTTTTTGCGTCAATCTTAGCAAATAGTTTGCTCATGTCAGTAGTGCATTTTATAGGCATTTTTCAGTAGTTTTTAGTCAAAATATAGATTTTTGCAAACGATTTATTTTCATTTAGTTAGTCTCAAACCTTCACGGGAAGAAGACGACTTTTACCGTTACTCAAAATCGGCACAATCCAACGCAAAAGCTGTTATCCATTTTCTTTTTATAGGACAATAAACTTTCCGGTCTACAATCTTATGATTGCTATTCTTACAATGCACACACATAACTGCTTTATGCAGTTTCTTTTCTGTTGTTTTCTTTTCTGTTGTTTTAGTAGTTTTTGCCATAGTGTTAATTTTTAATAGTTTTATATCCAATTCTTTTAATTTCTTCGGTTGTAAATTCTTCCTCTCTCATCCATACGGTTCGATGTGCGCCGTCATAATAATAAGTTAGCTCATACGAAATTCTATCAAATTTTATCTCAACGGCAGTTATCATAGCCGAAAAGCCGCTAACTTTAATTATTACCATTGTTCCACATTCAAATATTTTCATGATTTTTTTTATTTTTATACTGTCGGTTCAAGGGTCTCTAATACATTCAATCCTTGTTCTTCTTCTTTTATAAGTTCATATTCTTTTTCAGGGTCATTGGTATAGTTCAATTGTCTGATTGCCGTTTTTTGTGAGAGAATTGGTTTGTTACCGGTTGCAGCAACCAATACATCAACCTTAGTTTCATTATCATCAATCATAAATGGAATAATTTCCGGTTCTATATCCATGCTGTCGCAAGTCGCTTTTAATCCACTATTAAACATTCCGATAAATGCTTTAATGAGGTTTATTCGCCTTGTAAGGTATTCAGATAAAACTTCTTGCTTTTCTTGTACTTTTAAATGAGCATCAAGGAATAATAGTTTCAAAGCTCTACCGGAAATATTTCCTAACCCTTTGACAGATTCAAAAGATAAGTTAGGAGTTTGAGTGAGAGAATAGATGAGATTTAACAACGTTTCAATCTCAAGTCTTACCGCCTCCGGTGCCTGCTGCCATGAAAGGTATTTAGCATCGCTGTCTCTATCTCCTTCGATGATTGAACCTGCTTCGCCTTTTCTTCCGAAACCTACCAATTGACCTTTGATAAAGATTTTAGGTGAAGCATGATAGTCGTTCGTGTCTGCGAAATTAGATAGTAATTTCTCTAATCTGTCAATCAAACTTTGAACATCTTCCCATTCGGTTTGTTCCT